TACTGTGCTAGATCTGCTGGTCAAATGAAACAATTTCCTAAAGCAGCTAAAGATCCAAATTCAAGATTACGACAAGCAAGAAAAAGATGGAAGTGTTAGATGAAACTACTTATAACAATTCTCTTTTTCTTCACACTAACAGCTACAGTAACTGATGTAAAAGCTGAGACGAACACCGTGTCAAGCACGGTTGTAACCAATTCAACACCCCCTACAGCAAATGCTCCAACTATCATGAATAATAATAGTGATATATGCAAACTTGGAATTGGAGCTAGCGTACAAAATAATGTTTTAGGATTAGCTTCAGGCTATGTCGTTACAGACGAATTTTGTGAGACTCTTCGTGCTAGTCGTGCTATGTACCAATATGGCATGAAAGTTGCGGCAGTGGCATTATTATGTCAAGATCCTCGTGTCTGGGATAGCATGCTCGATGCAGGGACCCCGTGTCCTGCTGAAGGACTTATCGGTACGGAGGCTGCTAATTACTGGAAAGAAAATCCTAGTAAAATTCCTGTAGGATCTAAATTTAGAGATGATTACACCATAGTTGTAAAAGATGAAACACAACAAGGAGACTTTGATGCTCTTAAGAATTTTGGTCTTATGGCTCTCACTTTATTCCTTATCCTCTAAGGCGGATACGTGCTTACCTAACACCGAAGGTCTTTGCACTCCAGAGGTAATTATTACAGAAGAATCTGTCGTTGTTAAAACAGAAGAGGACAAAGGCACAGAAATAATCTTTACTGAAACCACTACCAAAACAACAACCACTACTACTATTACGAATGAAGATTCAGGAGACATTCTTGATGGTAATAATGATTATGTCACTACAAGCAGAGAAGGTGATATGGACTACGATTGGGGCGGTCAAGGACCTGCAAATATTCCTAGTGGTAATTCTTGTTATGGCCTCGGTTCTGATAAGTGTGCTCAGATTACGGGAGGGGGTAATTCAACGTCTACGATGGGTGTATCAGGTATGGGTACAACTTTTATTAACACTGTTGACATATCTTCTTTAAGTATAGATAACGGGGGTGAAGTTAAATACTCTATAGAGGTTGATAAACAAGATGATCAAGATCGAATCTACATGCACATTACAGGAACTAATGGAGGGACTACAGTCTTTTCAGGAACTGATATTTTGTCTGAATCTGGCGTATCAACAGGCTATCAATCATACGATGGCTCTTTCAATTTCAGTGGCGTTCTAAAAAGTTTAACAATAGAAATAGGAGGCAGAGATATTAATCTTGCTGTCGGTCCTTTATTTGATGATGTATCTGTCAATGTATTTTACAATGTAATCAATACAATTATTGAGCAACAAATTACAACTGTAGAAGAAATAGTTTATCTTAATATTTTTGATCCTGTAGAGATAGAATTTGCGACAGAGGTAATTGAATTTAATGATGTCGTTGTTGATGATGCAGGAGATATTAAATTTGAACCTATAGAGCCTCAACAAGAAGAAGTTACTTACGAAACAGTTGAAGTAGAAATACAGGAAATACAAACAGATTTTGAAGTAGATATACCTGAACCTGAGATACAAATGGCAGAAATGGAAATGGAGATGGAAATAGAGCTCGAGATTGAAGCAGAACTAGAAGAGACAATAGAAGTAGCTAGTGTTGAGGAACCTGTAGAAGAACCTACAGAAAAGCCTGTTGAAGAGACTAAAGAAGAACCCGTTAAAGAGATTCCTGTAGAAAGCGAAAGCAGTCCTGAACCTGTAGAAGAAAAACCCGAAGAGGTAGAAGAACCAGAGGAAAAGCCTGCAAATGAACCTTCGGCAAAAGAAAAAGCAGCTACAAAAATAGTCAAGGATATTGATGATAAAGAACGTTATGACGACACTGCTCAAACAAAAACATTACTTGTAATGCAAATATTAGGAGATACAAAAACCTTCTTTACACCCACTCAAAGCTTTACAGAAGTTGATGTAGGTGAGTATTTAAACAAGACATTAGAAGATCAGTATGGTATCTTTTTTGACATGGCACAGGAAAATACAATTCAGGAGATGATAAATGGCCAGTATTGAGTATTCAGGTTTAAAGGTAAGTGGAGGTAAAGCTTTTGCTATTCTTACGCTATTAGGTGCCCTAGGTAGTGGTGCTTGGGCAGTCTTCGAATTTTGGAAAAATTATCAAGACCTAACCACCAAAGTTTTGGAGTATACAGCTCCTGACCTTTCGCACTATGATGAACAAATTGCAGTGATTAAATCAGAACTAGATATGATATTAGACGAAATTAACCTAGTGGCTTCTGTAGCACGTGACCTTAAAGGAGACATGAAGATAGATTTACGCAACGCTAGTAATGACATTCGTCATATTACCGAAATTGTAAATGACATCGAGGACAGACAAAAAGCTGATACAAGAGAGATATTTGATGAGTTAAAACTCATAGAAGAAAACCTTGACTTACAAATTAATAAGGCTTTAAATAACCCTTTAAGTAATATGAGTGCTAAAACAAAATGAAACTAGAAATTAAAACAATATTACCCTATCTAGTGCTATTTGGCACTTTAGCTATGACATGGGGTATGTGGTCAGAACGTTTAAATGCAGTAGAAGTTAAAGCAGATAGTGTTGCAGAAATGCAACAAGATTTAGCTGTTATAAAAGTACAAATTAAAGCAATTGATGAAAAAATGGCTTGGATGGAAGAGTTTTTAATAAAGAAATATAATGAGTATTAATGGTCATATCACGAGCACAAATGCAAAAGGAAGTATCCACAGGAGATAAGAAAATAAAGAAAAAACTAAAACCAGTTCCACCTAAAAATAAAGGTTTAAAAAAATTACCAACAAAAGTAAGAAATAAAATGGGCTATATGAAAAAAGGTGGTAAAGTAAAATAATGTGTAAATGCAATGAAGATTATGATTGTATATGTGAAGTAAAAAAGGACATCATTAATGAGTAAACTGTGTGCAAAAGGTAAAGCCGCCGCAAAGCGTAAATTTAAAGTCTACCCTAGCGCATATGCAAATATGTATGCAGGCGCTGTTTGCTCTGGAAAAGTAACTCCAGGTGGTAAAAAGAAACCAAAGAAAAAGGCTGATGGTGGTATGATTAATAAAGTTTCTCAAGAAAGAAAGATGATATCTAGTTATGGTCAAGGTGGAGTCGCTAAGGGTTGTGGTGGTGTCATGGAAAGAAAAAGAAAAGTTACTAAAAAAACATAATGGCTAAAAAAGGTCTTAAAGCTTGGGTAGGAGAAAACTGGGTAGATATAGCTAATAAAAAATCTGATGGCTCTTATCCTAAATGTGGGAGAAGTGGTAAAGAAAAAAGAGCAAAGTATCCTAAATGTGTCCCTGCAGCAAAAGCAAGATCTATGTCAAAAGGTCAAAAAAGATCTGCTGTAAGTAGAAAACAAAAAGCTGGAAATCCAGGTGGTAAACCCACTATGGTAAAAACAATTGTCAAGAAGAAAACAAGCAGAAAAAATAAAGCTTGATGTAATCAATTGGTCTAAGACAGTCTTGGAACCAATGAATAAACACATAGGTTTCCCTGCGTGCCCTTTTGCAGCTAAATGGAGAAGAGATAATAAACTTAGAATTGAAGTTCGTATGGATAAGTCTAAATACGAAAAACAACTAACTGATGTCATTAAGTCTTGGGATAAAAAACAACATGATATTATTATTTATTGTGATCCTTTTTTTGAACAATACACCCCTGAACAATTTCAAGATAAGATAGATTTTTATAATAAAACGTATAATAGAAGAGATGTTTATTTTATGGGATTTCATCCTGAAAATCCAGCAGACCCAAATGAACAAGAATTTTTAGTAGATCCTACTGAAGAAAAGGTTATTCATGGAGATTTAGAGTATTCTATGATGCTGATACAAAAGTTTAAACAGTTGTATGATGCAAGTTGCAAACTTCATAAGATAGGTTATTATGAGAAATGGCCTAAAGACTACTATGAAGAAGTAGTAGCTGAAAGGCAACGTACGTACGAACAACTAAATAAAAAGAGGTAATTACCATGATGAAGAAAAAACAAGTAATGAAAAAAGGTGGCATGGCCAAAAAGCGTGGTGGTGGCATGATGATGAAGAAACGTGGTGGTGGCATGGCCAAAAAGCGTGGTGGCGGAATGATGAAGAAGAAGTAAAATGGCTACATCTGGAACAACCACTTTTAATTTAGATATTGATGATGTCATTGAAGACGCTTATGAAAGATGTGGTCTTCAAACTAGGGAAGGTTATGATCTTAGATCCGCTAGACGTAGTTTAAATATTTTATTTCAAGAGTGGATGAACAGAGGTATTCATTTGTGGAAAGTAGAAAATCAGACTGATAATTTAACAGCAGGAACAACTACTTACACTGCTCCTAGTGATGCGAGCGATGTGTTAGAAATGACTTTTAGAACTGTCTCAAGTGGAACAACAACTGATACTACTATGACAAAAATATCTAGATCAGAGTATCAAGCTATTCCCAATAAATTTTCACAAGGACAACCAACTCAGTATTATGTAGAAAGAAACTTATCTAATGTTTCTATTAATCTATATCAAACACCAAATACTACTAATACACAAATTAATTATAATTATATAGGTAGAATACAGGATGTCGGATCGTATACTAATCAACCCGATGCTCCTTTCAGATTCTTACCTTGCATGGTTTCAGGATTGGCTTTCTATTTATCACAGAAAAAAAATCCACAAATGACTCAAACTCTTAAACTGTATTATGAAGATGAGTTACAAAGAGCTTTAACTGAAGATGGCCAAAGAGCTTCACTTCATTTAACTCCTCAAAATTATTTTATAAACGGATCATAATATGGCTACCTTTGCAACAGGTAAGCATGCTTTAGCGATTTGTGATCGATGTGCTCAAGAATATAAGTTTCATCAACTAAAACAAGAATGGAACGGTCTAAAAACTTGTCCTGAATGTTTTGAAGTAAAACATCCACAATTAGACTCATCTCATCACAATGCTGATGCTCAAGCTTTACCGTGGGCACGACCAGCGAGACAAGAACCTGTAGTGGTTTTTGTTGGGTCGTCAGGAGATTCTAGTTTTGAATCCGATGGTATGCAACCTTCAACAGAAATCAGGAAGTTGCTAATTGCTACGAAAGTTGGTAATGTAACCGTGAGCACATCATGAATTATTCTGAACTTGTATCTAATGTAAGAAACTATGCTGAAGTAGAATCAGAGGTTTTAACTGATTCTCTTGTTAACACATTTATTGTTAATATTGAAAACAGAATTCAAAGAGAAATAGACATAGATGCTTTTCGAAAGTTTCAATTTTCTAGTTTTACGATAGGAAGCCCTTTTGTTACAATGCCAGATGATTTTGCTTTTGAGCGAGGAGTTCAGATAAAAGATCAGATTACCAAAGATAGAACTTGGTTGGATCAGAGAGACACCACTTTTGTTGATGAGTACAATGTCGATAGATCAGATACTGGTAAACCTAAATATTACGCTAACTGGGATGATAACACGTTAATCGTAGCTCCTACTCCTGATGCAGCTTACGAAATAGAATTATGGTATAATAAAACACCAGACAGATTGTCTAGCACAAATACAACTACTTGGCTGTCAACCAATGCTCCTGAAATTTTATTGTATGGAACAACATCTGAAGCTTTTTCCTACTTGAAAAATCCTCCATATGTGCAATTATACGAACAAAAGTATGCTCAAGCAGTGCAAAATTTAGCACAGACACAAATGGGCAGAAAACGAAGAGATGAATACGCAGATGGGGTCCTCCGTATTCCTCTTAGATCAGTTGATCCCGGAGGTAAGTAAAGATGGCAATTACACAAGCAGTCTGCGATAGTTTTAAAGTAGAACTATTGGAAGGCGAACATGATTTTCGATCATCTGGTGGAGACGCTTTCAAACTTGCTTTGTATACAGACTCTGCAACCCTAAGCAATACTACTACTGCATATATTACAGGTAACGAAGTAGGTGCTTCAGGTACCTATGCTGCAGGTGGTGGAGCATTAACTAATTCAGGTGCCGCAGGATCTGGTGCAACAGCATTTATTGATTTCGCTGACTTAAGTTTTACAAGTGCAACAATCTCAGCACAAGCTGCCGTAATTTATAACGCAAACACTTCTGCAACAACTAATACAAATGCAGCGGTAATGGTTCTAGATTTTGGTGCAGTAAAAACTTCAACATCAGGTACATTTACAATTCAGTTCCCAACAGCAGATTCATCTAACGCTATATTAAGAATATCTTAATATAAGTATTTAGCTTTTGTTGTAGTTGGGCTAAGATACAACTATGTTTTTTGGAACTACAACCTTTGCTGAAGATTCGTTTAGTGCTCAAGGTAGTAAGAACGCTACCGTTGCCCTTTCGGGCATAGCATTATCCACTGCTGTTGGAACAGCTACTATATCTGGTAGTGCTGTTGTTACACTTATAGGACAATCTCTCAGTACAGCTATAGGTAATGAAACCGTTAGTGCGGATGCTAACGTTACAGTTACTGGACAAGCTTTATCTAGTGCTCAAGGTTCCGTTGCAATTGGAGCAGGAGTCACTGCTTTCCCAACAGGTGAATCTCTAACTTCAACAGAAGGAGATGTCACTGTCTTCTTACCTGACATCACGGTTTTCCCAACAGGTGAATCTACGTCATTTGCAATTGGTCCTTATTCTATTTCCGCAGGTGGTCAGACGACCATTGTCGTTGGAGCAGAAGCTCTTATTGAAACAACTATTGGTGATTCTGTTATTACAGGATCTGCCCTTGTCTCTGTTACAGGACAAGCTATATCTACAGCAATCGGTGATGAAACAGTTTCCGCTGACGCTAATGTTTCTGTCACAGGAATAGCATTAACCTCAACTCAAGGAGATGTTGTTGCCTTTACCAATGTTGATGTTGATGTTACAGGACAAAGTTTAACCACTGCAATTGGTGATGAAAATGTCACTGGATCAGCTTTAGTTACCCTTACAGGAATTCCTTTA